CAGGTGCAGTGAGTCAGGTAACCATTACCAATATGGGTAAGGATTATGTGACACAACCTCAAGTTGGTTTCTCTTCAGCACCTCCAGGAGGAATTACTGCTACAGGTATTGCATCAATATCTTATGACTATCCAAACTGTAATGGTGTAGGTGGTAGAATTTCTGCCATTCATATGATAAATGCTGGTTGTGGATATACAGTGGCACCTTGGGTATCGATAATCGGTGATACTGGAGTTGGTGCAGCAGCAACTACTGGTATTTCCACAAATGGTTCTATTCAGACAATTACTATTACTGATGGTGGATCTGGTTATATTAAGGCACCAAATGTTTCTATTGGTTTAACTGGAGGTGCTGTTGGTTTTGCGACAATTAATGCAGGTATTGTTACAGGAATTTATGTTATTGATGGTGGAAATGGATATGATACTAACCCAGTAGTCGCTATTGATCCACCATTTGTTGATAATCCAAATGTATCTATTGGTGGAACATTCGTCTTTAATGAAATAGTAACTGGTTCAGTATCTAAAACTACTGCAAGGGTTAAGGAGTGGAATGGAACTACGAATAATATTGAAATTGGCATAGTCAGTGGCAATTTTGTTCCACAAGAGTATTTGACGGGTTCAACTTCCGGGGCAAAATATGTAATTGGTTCTGTAGATACGGATGATTTAGTTACACCATTTGCAGATAATGATAATATTGAGTCGGAAGCAAAAACAATTTTAGATTTCTCAATATCCAATCCATTTGGTATGCCATAATCAAAAGTTGTTAAATAGGAATATATGTCTTCAAAGTAATGTTTGAATATTTTTACAATGAGATCTTTAGATCTGTAATTATTGGATTTGGATCTTTGTTCAATGGAATCGAAATTCAACACAAAGATGAAAATGATTCAACTTTTAGTACCATTCAAGTTCCTCTTGCTTACGCACCTACTCAAAAATTTCTTGCAAGACTGAAACAAAATCCAGACTTGAATGAACCAAATCAAATAACACTTCCGAGGATGTCATTTGAGTTTACAAATCTGGAATATGAGGGTAAAAGAAAATCAACTCAAACACAAACTTTAGTTATAACAAATCCTGACGGATCAGAAACAAAAAAAAGTTATCTGCCTGTTCCATATAATATGACCATTACTCTTTCAATTTACACTAAATTGAATGATGACATGCTTCAAATCATCGAACAGATTGTCCCCTACTTTCAACCAGGTTATACGCTCCCCATCAAATTCTTGGGTAATCTAAATGAAGTAATCAATGTTCCGGTTCAACTGGATAACATTGATATGAGTGACGATTATGAGGGAAATTTTGATACGAGAAGAGCACTAATTTATACTCTAACATTTACTGCAAGGACTTATGTCTTTGGTCCCCTCAAAGATGTTTCTTCCGATATTATCCAAAAGGTCAGTATTGGATATGTTGCTGGTTCGACCAGTGGAAATTCTTATCAGAGAGATCTTACATATCAAGTTACACCAAGAGCAGTTAAAGATTATGATGGTGTAGTCGCAACTCTACTTGCAGAAAATGTTGATATGGTAAAAACTGTAATTGAGGTTGATGATGGGACCAAAATTCCAGAAAATACATATATTTACATAAATCAAGAAGAAATGTATGTAGAAAATGTAACTAATAATAAAGTTTTGGTTAAGAGATCTCAAGATGGGTCACCATTGCAGAATCATATATTGGGTTCAAAAGTATACACGATAACTCAAGCCGATAATGCAAAAATTGAGGTTGGTGACAACTTCGGTTTTGATGGAAATCTTTTCTAGGGTAAATTATGGATAAGTATGAAAAGTTAAATGAAGCATTTGATGTGGAAGCAGTAGAAGTAGTACCAGAAAAAAATGTTATAGAAAAGAGGATAGAACATTATAAGGACTCTAAAGAAGATATTCGCAAAGACTACGAATATACTAGAGGTAATTTGTATTCTATTATTGAAAAGGGTCAAGAAGCAATTAATGGTATTCTTGAATTGGCACAAGAAAGTGAAATGCCCAGGGCATATGAAGTTGCAGGACAATTAATTAAGAGTGTTTCTGACGCAACAGATAAATTAATGGACCTTCAGAAAAAACTGAAAGATGTTAATAAAGAAGATGAATCTAAAGGTCCGACCACTGTCAATAACGCACTTTTTGTTGGTTCAACCGCAGATCTTCAGAAAATGTTAAAGAACGTAGATAAGGACCTAAATACCTAAAAAGATTGAAATGGCTGCTGAATCTGTAAATATACAAATTGATAGAGGAACAAATTTTTCACAAAATTTTGTGATGAAAAATCCTGATCAAACTATTGTCGATTTAACTGGGTATACTGGAGTTTCTAAAATAAGAAAATACCCAGAAGATTCACACAATATTCAGAGTTTTACTGTAGGTATTGCATCAACCACTGGTACAATTACATTGTCGATGGGTACGACATCTACGTCTAATTTGGTGGTAGGTAGAAACTACTATGATATTTTACTAACTTCTGGTTCTAGTATAGTTTCTAAAGTATTTGAAGGTTCTGTTATGGTGAATACCAGTATATCGGTCTAAATAATGGATAATTTAGAGGATTTCTTTTCTAGTATTGGGGAAGAAAAAAAGAAAGAAAAGAAAAAGGCTCAAGAAATAGTTGGAGAGGTGCACCTTGAAGACCTTTTTGACACTTTGAGAGTGGAAAAAAGGAAAGAGAAAGAAAAGACTAAAGAAATAGTTGGAGAGGTATCCCTTGGAGACCTTTTCAATACTTTGAGTGAAGAAAAAAAGAAGATACAGGAACATGATAAAAGAAAGAAAGCAGAACTAGAAAAACTTGAAAGAGAAGCTAAGGTATTTGAATCATTCCTTTTCTCAGAACCCATAAAGAAAGAAGTTCAAGCTTTAACAGTAAAAACTGTTGAGAGTATCGAAGAGAAGAAAGAACCTGAATATATTGGTGAGTTAGAAAAGAGAATCAAGAAACTCAAGACTCATACTTATAGTTCCATTGATAGACTGATGAAGTCTATCTCTAAGAAGTATAAAATTACTACTCAAGTTCTACATGATGATTTCAAGAATAAACACAATGAGATTCCTGATGAATGGGTAAAACAATTCATCCAGAATGAAGAACCTGAGGAAAAGGTTCGGGAAGAAGTTGATCCTAATATTCGGGGTGCTCTGGATGTTCTCGACAAACTGAAAAGAACTGATGATGATATTGACAATGAGGAAGATACTGAACTCAGACGACTGAAGAGAGAGGTTGAACAACTTCGTAAAATGGTTTATGAGACCATTCAAACTGCCGCTGCACAAGGTGGTGGTGGTGAAGTTAATCTCCGTTACCTGGATGATATTGATAGATCTTCTATCTCTGAGGGTAAGATTTTATCTTATGATGCTGCGACAAAGAAGTTTAAGTTTATCAGTCCTGGTGCTGCATCATCTCTGTGGAATGAGCAGGGTGCTAACATTTATAGAAATTCGAATGTAGGTATCAATAGTGCAGACCCACAGGTAGCACTTGATATTGTTGGTGATACTAATGTTACAGGTATTATCACTGCATCTAAACTTCATGTAGACTCTGTTGGTTCTGGTGTTACTTTTACTGAAGACCTTGTTGTTCAAGGTGATGCAAGGGTAACTGGTATTTTAAGTATTGGTACAAGTTCTATTGTCCTTGATTCTAATACAAAAGTAATTCGTGGTGTTGATGAATTTCGTATTGGTACTATAAATCCTATATCTATTAAGAAAAAAAACACTGGAGGAATTCAGTTTATTGATTCTAATGGTATAGAATCTAATGCTGGAATTGGAACTACTGATGGTATTAATACCACAGGTATCATAACAGCATCATCATTTTCGGGAGATGGTTCTGGATTAACTGGTATTGTCGCTTCTGGATCTGGTGTTGTAGTAAGAAATGATGGTAGTAATGTTGGAACTGCGGTTACAATTGATTTTGGATCACAATTAGATGCATCATTTTCTGGTGGTGTCGCTACTATTAACGTAGCAATCTCCTTGTCTGATATTACCAATCTAAATACTTCTAATCTATCTGGTATTAGTACAGATTATCTAATGGTTTATGATCCATCTATTCCTGGATTTAAATTTGTAAATCCTAAGACCTATTTTGGTATTAATAATGATTCAAATCCATCTCCAGATATTGTTGATTATGGCACTTATTAAGGTATAAATATAAAAAAAAGCATTTGGGTATTGTAAATGGCAAATAGGCTGCAATTTAAAAGAGGTACTACTACTCCAGGAACTATCTTTTATGAAGGTGAACCCATTTATGACAAAAGTGGTAAAGTTTTATATGTTGGAGACGATGGTGGAACTGGAACTGGTGCAGGAAGTGTTGTAGCTAGTGCAAGTGCATATAGTGCTGTTGCAGAAATACTTAATCAGGCAACTGCATCTGGTGCTGGTAGTATTAAATTATATGAAGATACTGATAATGGAACGAATTTTGTTTCTGTTTCAGCAGCTGCATTAATTGGATCAAACTATACACTTACTTTACCAAATGGAACCGGAAGTGCTGATCAAGTTTTAAAAACTGATGGATCGGGAAATCTTGATTGGGTAGATCAAACATCAGGATTCAGTGGATTTGATATTACTGATGGAGTTACTAGTGAGACCATTGCTAGTGGAAATGCAATAACATTTACTGGTGGTGATGGCATTACTGCAGCAGTAAGTGCTACAGACACCTTAACTATTTCCGCAGACTTGAAAGCAAATGGTGGACTTGTAATTGAGTCTACTGAGATTGCTGTTGATCTTGGTGCTTCTTCTATTACAGGAACTCTTGCAATTGCTGATGGTGGTACTGGAGCAAGTAGTGCTTCTGATGCTAGAACAAACTTAGGTGTTGATGCTGCTGGAACAGATAATTCAACAGATGTAACTCTTGTTACCACTACTGCAGACTATCTGAGTATTGTGGGTCAAGCAATTACTCTTAATCAGATTGATCTTGCTGCTGATGTAACTGGAGATTTGCCTGTTGCTGATGGTGGTACTGGAGCAAGTAGTGCTTCTGATGCTAGAACAAACTTAGGTGTTGATGCTGCTGGAACAGATAATTCAACAGATGTAACTCTTGCGGGGTCATTAGATTACATTACTATTTCTGGTCAAACAATTACTAGAAACGCAATTGATCTTGCTGCTGATGTAACTGGAACTCTTCCTGCCGCTTCTGTTGGAGATGGAATTACTAATGATCAGTTAGCAGGTTCTATTGCTAATTCTAAGTTACTTAATGATAGTGTCTCATTCGGTGGAGTAAGTTTAGATCTTGGGCAATCAGATGCAACACCAGCATTTGATTTGAGTGATGCCACTAACTATCCGACATCAAGTCTTAGTGGAAACATTACTAATGCTCAACTTAGTAACAGCAGTATTACAGTTACTGATGGTTCAACAAGTACTGCGACTGCTCTTGGTGAAACAATTACATTTAGTGGAACTGCAAATGAGGTAGAAGTTGCTGAATCTAGTGGAACAATTACTGTCGGTCTTCCTGATGATGTAACCATTACAAATGATTTAACAGTTAATGGTAATCTGAACGTTATTGGTACAGCAGTTACATTTAGTGTAGAAACGACACACGTAGAAGACAGGGTATTTGAATTAGGTCTTGTTAATGGTGATGCACCATCTTCTGCAACCACTTGGGACTTAGGAGTTGCATTTAACTATAATTCATCGGGTGCTAAAAAGTCTGGTCTTGTCTGGTTAAACAATCAGTTTATGGCAATGCTTTCCCAATTATCGGAAAGTTCTGATAGTGGAAACGCAGATCCACAAATTACTGCGACTGCGTATGCACCGGTTGCGGCAGATAGTCTTTATCTTGGTGGTATTGCTTCTGGAAATGAGGTAATAAATAGTTCACAAGAAGCAGTTAATTTAATTTTTGATGGAGGATCTTATTGATTATGTCTGGTGAAATTAATATTAGTTATGAAGATGTACTTAAAGCATATCAATTAAAATCGGGAGAACTATTGACTCAATTAATTACTGCTGAGGCAAAAATTAATTCCTATTCTAATGCGATTATTGAACTGACTGATAAGATGAAAACCTTAGAATTAGAAAATAATAAACTTAAAAAACCTATAACAAAAACTAAAAAATCCTCTACTGATAATGTGACTGATTATAATTAAAAATTACTATGGCAAATGTTTTTAAACCGAAAAGATCTAGTGTAGGATCATCAGTTCCAACAATATCAGATCTTACTGATGGTGAACTAGCAGTAAATAGTGCTGATCAAAAAATATATCTTCGTGATGGTTCAACTGTCATAGAAGTTGCTAATGTTTCTTCGAGTGGAAGTTCGGGGACAGTTTCCAGTTTGGGTATCATTGCATCTGGACATTTTTCTAGTACAGGATCGACAGTATATGCAGATGGTATTTCGTGTTCAAGAACTAGCACGGGTGTTTTTGCAATTACTTTTAGTTCTGCATTATCAAATACAAACTATAGTATTTCTGGTCAAATTATAGAGGGATCTAATAGAGATGATATTAAAATTCACGTTGTAGATAGTACAAAATCCACAACCGGATTTACATTAAATATATATGAAGGTGATAATGGTACTACTGCTGATGCTTATGTAGATCGTGGATTTTTTGTTACAATTATTGGTACTGTACAGTATCCTTCTACTATTTGGACAACTGATGGAACTGATGCTTATCGCACGACTGGTGATGTGGGTATCGGAACAGACAATCCAACAGCAAAACTAGATGTTAGAGGAGATATTTCTTTAACTGGAACAGTTGATGGTCGTGATGTTGCTACCGATGGCACAAAGTTGGATGGTATTGAAGCATCAGCAGATGTAACTGATGCAACTAATGTTGATGCTGCTGGTGCTGTTATGAATAATGACACATCAACTTCTGGTATGAGTTTTGTTATTGATGAAGATAACATGACATCAGATTCAGCAACTAAAGTTCCTACTCAACAATCAGTTAAAGCATATGTTGATGCAAATGCCGGTGGTAGCACTCCCACATTGCAAGATGTAACTGATGAAGGAAGCACAACAACCAACTCTATGCAGGCAGCTTCCATTCAGCTGCTTAATGGTACTGACATCTTTCCTGAAAACAGTACCTTTGACAGACTTGTAGTCCAGAACAGTACGTCAGGTCAAGGTGCCACTGTTCAAATTGTTGGACCCACTAATGGTGTCTCTGAGATTGGATTTTCGGATAGCAGCAGAAACCAAGGTTTATTAAGTTATAGTCATGTCAATAACTCGATGAACTTTGATGCCAATGGGGCTAATCGGGTTACTATTCTTTCTAACGGCAATGTTGGTGTTAACAGTTCAAGTCCATCAGAACAGTTAGACATTGATGGCAACTGTAAGGCGACTGCTTTTATTGGTGATGGTTCACAACTGACTGGCATCTCTGGTGGTGGTATTTCTAACTATGCAAAATATGTCGGGACTGGTACACCAAACTTAAATTCCAGTACGACTTATGGTGAAGTTTCATGGATTAATACAACACCACAATTCTCCAATGGAACTTGGTCTGCAACATCAAGTCATGTTGTTGTTCCTAATAATGGATTATATTTGGTTCAAGTTAATTTTTATGTAACAGCAAGTGTTACTCGATCTAATATTGGATTAAAGTTTGCCGTTAATGATACACAACAAACTGAAATTGCGGCACATAATTATATTAGAAACGCTAGTGGTCATTCTGAGTCATCTATAAATATGGCAACTACACTAAGTTTGAGTGCTAATGATCAAGTCAGTATTTATGTTGCAAGATTAGCAGGTTCAGGAACAGTATCACTTCAAGGAACTAGTAGTACACTCGCAATTACACAACTGGCATAATCATGTATATCAAATCCCACTTAATTCATAAAACGACTGGTGTTGGTGCAACAAATAATGCAACATATTATGATCAATTAACTTCATATCAGGAACCATCTAGTATTTCTGGAATTAATATTGTTCATAGATTAAATTACGATAATGGTATTCCATATTTTTTATGTACTGCAACTGATGATTTCAGTGTTTCGGAACATTCTTCTTCTGGTGTATCATCTATAACATCAACAGAATGGAATAATACTATCAGTTCTTATGATACTGAACAGGAGAGTAAGAGATATGTTTTTGTTAGAGAAATGAGAGACGATGCCCTTAATACATCCGATATGTATGTGATTAAGCAAGTTGAATGTAATGTTGCTATTACTACAGAATTTAGAACATGGAGACAAGAACTTAGAGATTTGCCTAATGGAGATAATTTTCCTATAACTTGGCCAACATATCCATCAGAAGTGAGTGGTATTATTACAGGTGGACAATATCAAAGCAATTTGAAAGATATACATATGATTAACGATCCAATCACATAACTGGCACAAGACCCTTCAGGGGTCTTTTTTATGGTCTAGAAGAATACGAATCTTATTCCAGCACTCCTATAATAGAATAAATAAATAGATTTATAAGAAGAATGCACCTCTAATAAGATGACTATAAGAAACAGGGAGTTATCTCAGTTTGGTTCGTTTATCTACATTGATAACGACACTAAAGACATCGGAATATCTACACTATCAACTCCTTTTGTTGGTATTGGTACTACTAATGCAACATCAAAGTTTCATGTCTATGGAGATACTAAACTAGAGGGGGATTTAAATCTTACTGGAGTTTCAACTTTCTCTTCTGATGTAAACTTTGATACAAACTTAAATGTATCTGGAGTATCAACCTTTGCTGGTGCAATTGA